GACCATTTTCCCTGACTATTATGCTTAAAAGAAGATGAACCCCTTTTAGTAATTAGGATAAATTACAAACTTAAGCTTTAATTAGCAAAAACAATAAAAATAAAACCAAAATAGTTATAAAATAATCACAAAAATATAACCAAAAAGAAATTACTCATTTTTAGAGTTAATTCAAAAATGTAAACTGATACTTTTTCAGTCTAGTGGGAATCTATGTATTCTTTCCCCAAGGAGTTTGATTATTCGTATTTCAAATCGTACGATGTTCCTTGTAAATCAGATAAAATCACCCTTTAGTGGGTAGATGAGAAAAACCATAATAAAACGCCTAATGCAATATGATGAAAACAAAAACCACTGGCCGTGTCCACGATAAAAATGTTGAAAGTATTAAAAATGAAAATTGTGTTAGGATATCACAAGCTCCAGAGCGTGAACAATTAGTAGCTCTCGATTTTGTGATGAGATGTTCTTCCACCGGTATTCTTAATGAATATAAAGAGTGGAAAAAAGCTAAAGAAAATGATAATGAATTCCCCATTATCCTCAACGATCTTGATGTTAACCAACCAGGATATGTTGCGGAAGTATGGGAAGATCAAAGAGGTAATCGTTATAACGGTTCTCCTGAACCAGTAGAGATTGAATTTGATACAGAACGAAATAGAGACTTAGTCTCAAACAAGGAAGATATTCCAAGATCTCAAGGTAACTTGCCTTTTGTAATTCAACATCAACATCAGGTTCCCTTTTTAGAGAGCCTGGCACAAAAATTATCAGCTAATACTCTTAATTCTCCAGATGAGAAAAAGAGTGATAGTTGGTTACCCAACTTAAATACGGGTTTTAAAATGTTGTTTAGCACTCATACTATTCATGTTTTGTTACCTGTTACTATACTTATTTTTCTTGCCCGAAGAGATCTAGGTTCTAGAAGATTAGTATTCGCAATTTTGACTTTCTCAGTTGCTTATATGCTTACAAATTCTGTAGCAATGAAAGGTATTGAAACTTTTTATAATGCTTGGAATAATCTCTCTGATTCTATCTCCAAAGAGGAAGAGAAGTTGGATGTTGATGAAAACAATGAAGAAATTATGATGGAACCTATACAAGCACAATCTTTCTTGGATTCAGAAACTTTCCTAACTCCCTTATTACTTACTGTTTTGGGAACGGGTATAGGTTTCAGACCTAGAGATAAGCTTCTTTCCACATTGAATACTCTGCTCAAGTTCAATGATGTCCAAAAATCTAATATGACTGCTGTTATTTTGTTTGCTTCAACAAGATTAAGTGAATTCTTTACTACTGTTATTAAAAATGACACTCTCTCTGATTACTTTCATGTAGATGTTGTCAAAGACGATGATGTAAAAGATTTTCGAGATGAAGTTCAGCTCTTTATTTCCGAATGTTATGCGGGTAAAAGGTTAAATTCTGAACACAATGAAATTGTGTATAATACTTTTAGAGAAAATAGTATAAAAATATATAAAACTTTGGATAGAAAATC